AAGGAAGGCTCTTTATTCATAATCTATTAGAGAATTTGGGAATAAAAGCAAATATGGATAGAGAAAAAGAAGGAGCATAACTTATGGACACAGAAGAAAGAGAGAAGATAATTAAAAACTTTTTTGACAATGTTTTAAAAATGAGTTCTGATAAACGGAATATAAAAAAACTGAACGAAGAAATAAATTATTATTTTGAAGGTTTAGGTATGAAAGAAATTTTGGGTTTTGATTCAGAAGTAAATTTTGAAGATGAAAGAGAAGTTATTGATGTTGTAAAAGAAAAAGTGGTTTTAATGCATTGTCTTTTTACTGGGCAGGACTACAAAGAATTAACGGATAATGATTACATAGATATGATGAAGAAAAATCCATTATTAGAATACTTGGCAAGTTACAAAATGGAAAAATACGGAGCAGAAGTATTAAGCGAACTAGGACTGGAATTAGTGGATTTGACAAAAGAAGGTTTTCTCGTAAGGGAAAAAGAAAATATAGTTAAAAATTAATTTTTAAAAACTCACAGTTATTAATTTAGCTGTGATTTTTTTATACGAAAATGAAAAAACGAGTGAATTTTTCAATTAATAGCTAAATATTCACTTCAAAATGAAAAAATAACTAAATTTTATATTTTAAATCAAAAACAATTGATTATGGAGGAAAAATGGATGAAAAAGAGAAAACACTTAAAAGAATAAAAGAAAAGATTTTATGCAATACAGAAATGAGCAAACGTGAATTTGAGTTTACAAAACTCAATGCTGATTTGTTTAAGGATATTAAATTTATTAAGAAAAGAAAGGCTAAGAAAAAATGTCTAAAAGAATGAGTAGGGAAAACCAAAAATTAATTTACTGGTTCATAGACTGCTATGCTTACAAGCTAAAAGGAGTAGACATAAATTGGCAGACTAGCAAGCAAAAGCCTGCCATTTCTGACTATTTTCTTTATAAGGCAAAGGAGGATTTGAAAAAACTTTACATCAGGCACAGCGGAAAGAATATAAAGGAATATGAGCCTTTTAGAAATATGGAAAGCAAGCTGAAAGATAGAATTGGAGATATAATTGATAAGAATTATACAAAAGAAAGCAAAATTAATATAATCACAAATGATTTAATGGATTTTGTAACTGATGAAATCCAAATGCTGTTTATTAAACTGAATGATACTTTTAGCTTGGCACTTAAATTAATGAGTAATACCGAAGCTGTGGCATTTACTAATTTCTTATTTGACTATTTTTTGCAGAATGATATTGATATGTGGCAAGAGATACACGAACTATACAGGCAACAGGAAAATAGAAATTGGGTGTACTGGATGTTAAAAAAGAAAATATGTGTTATTACAGGAAAGCCGAATGCACAGCTGGCACACATTTCTAAAAGTGCAGGAGCATTAGGCGGTTATAAATACGACAAAGGTGTAGGGAACAGTTATTTACCTTTGTCAGTAGAGTGGCATATAGGAGTGGATCACGGAGTTGGTGGAGGTAGAAACAAATTAATGGAAAAACTTAAAGAGTTGAATATAGAGCCTTTTGAAATAAAGACAGATGAAGAAGTTAAGGAATTAAAGAAAATATATAAGGGGCATTTTAAAGGATTTACAGAAAAATAAAGTTCAGTCGCAGAAAGTCGTTTTGACTAGAATAATGTGTAAAAATGTAGTGTTTATAAAGAAAAATGACAGTCGTGAAAAGTCGTTTTTATTAGAAATATGAATTTTTATTGAAAATAATAGATCCAGGATAAAACCATTTTGTTGACTTCAACAAAATAGTGTTGAGAACGTTTGGATGATGCAGAGAAAACGATAAAATTTAGGAGGGAGCATGAAAAACAAGGATAGAATGCAGTTTAATTTAAAAAACTGGAGAAAATTAAATTGGAGCTTATGGAATAAGGAAGATGAAAATAAAGCAAGTTTTGAAAAAATATTGAACAAAGATAAGTATAAAAAGAAATAGGAGGATTTGAAAATGTCAAAAAAATTAATGAGAATAGTATTTGGTTTTATATTTATAGTTATAGGTGCTGCACAAATTTCACAAGCTAAAGATTTTTTGGATTTAAGTAAATTAGTTCTAAGTTTTGCATTCGGTATGTGGGTATCGAAATGGATTTAAAATAATTTAAGAAAGGGATTTGAAATGAAAAAATTATTATTAGGAATTGTAATTTTAGGATTGATAGGAAACTGTAGTAATAAAGAATTGATTTCAGATTGTGAAAATTATAAAGTTGTAGATAAATACGAAAGAAAAGAAACTTTTATAACAAATCAATATGCTGGAGAAATAAATGGTAGTCCCTTGTACATTCCGGTACCACAAACATCTGTATATTATTATATAACTTTTGAAAATGGCAACACTTATTCAATCGGACAATCAAAATATAGATTAGTGAATGTAGGAGAAAAAATTAAAGAATGTAAATTTTAGGAGGAATAAAATGCTGGAAATAATAATGAGAATTTTAAGTGCGGCAGTTACAATATTTTTAGTTTTCTTTTTAGTCAGCTATCTATATGCCTTAGTTGAAGATGTAAAAAAGAAATTAAGAGGAATAACTAAAATTAATTATACACCTTACAATGTGATGTATTTTTTAGTATTTTGGTTTTTAAGTATTATGCTGATTTATGCAATAATAAATTTGATTGTATTTTTTGCAATTAGAGTGTAAAAATATCACTCAAAACAGTTGCAAATGTTGATAAAATAAGGTATAATAAAGGAGTGATAAAATGCTTACTAAAGAGCAAATAAAACAAATTGAAAGTAACAAAAATCTTTTTTTGTTTATAGTAGAGTTACTAGAAGAAATGAACAAAAAAGGAGAAAAAGAAATGACAATTATTTTCAATAGTGGAAAAGTAATAAGAAGAAAAAAAACAAATACAATTGGATAAAGGCAAGAGTTATGAAAGTTAATGAGCCGATTTATATATAGATTAGAAATAGTCTATTTATAAGTCGGTTCTTTTTTTGTCTAAAAATCAAAGAAAGGGGGCAAAATGAAGATTGAGAAAATAAATATCAATGAAATAATTGAGTATTCAGGAAATGTAAAAGAACATCCTGAATGGCAAATTGAACAGATTAAAAACAGTATTCAAGAATTTGGATTCAATGATCCGATTGCAATTGATGAAAAAGGCATAATAGTCGAAGGACACGGAAGATATTTGGCTTTAAAAGAATTAGGTTATACAAAAATAGAAATAATTAGATTAAATCATTTAACGGAGGAGCAGAAAACGGCTTATGCTATTGCTCACAATAAATTAACTATGAATACTGAATTTGATATTGAAAAATTGCAGTACGAGTTGAATAAGCTAGAAATAGCTGATTTTGATTTAAATCTTCTAGGTTTCGACGAAGTGGAGTTAGAAGAAATAATAGAAGATGAAATCGAAGAAACAGAAGAAGGTGAAACCGAAATTATTGAAGATGATTTAGAGATAGTTGAATCTGAAAATACTGTAATAGAACCAGGAGATTTGATTGAGTTAGGAAACCACAGATTAATGTGCGGAGACAGCACTAATTTAGAAGATGTAAAAAAATTAATGAATGGTAAAAAAGCACATCTAGTCTTCACTGATCCTCCTTACGGAATGAAAAAAGAAAAAAATGGTGTAACAAACGACAATCTTAATTTCAATGATTTGCTAGAGTTTAATAAAAAATGGATACCTTTATCATTTGAGAATTTGAAAGAAAATGGAAGTTGGTATTGCTGGGGAATAGATGAGCCGTTAATGGATATATATTCAAATATACTAAAACCAAAAATAAAAAATAATGAAATAACATTCAGAAATCTGATTACCTGGAATAAAGGGGACGCTCAAGGACAAAAAACATCATTTTTTAAAATGTACACTAGAGCAGATGAAAAATGCCTATTCGTTATGAATGGTGTGCAGGGATTCAACGATAATTCAGAAAATTATTATGAAGGATGGGAACCGATCCGCCAATATCTTGCAGAAGAAATGGAAAAATGTGGTGGAAAAAAGAGCTGGAAAAAGGCATTAGGAAATCAAATGGGAAAACATTATTTCACAAAGAGCCAGTGGTTATTTCCAACTGAAGAAAATTATAAAAAGTTACAAAAATATGGAAAAGAATATGGAACTTTTCAAAAAGAATATGAAGAACTGAAAAAAGAATATGAAAAAATAAAAAGTAAATTTTATGATTCGAGAGCTTATTTTGATAATACACACGATAACATGAACAATGTTTGGCATTTTGATAGAGTTGCAGGAAAAGATAGAGAAGGAGTAGGAGGACACGCAACACCTAAACCTGTTTTATTATGTGCAAGAGCAATAAAAAGTAGTAGTCGAGAAAATGAAAAGGTATTAGATTTATTTGGTGGAAGTGGAAGTACATTGATAGCTTGCGAACAATTAAATAGAAAAGCGTATTTAATGGAACTAGAACCTGAGTGGGTGCAAATAATTATAGAAAGATATTTAAAATTTGCAGGAGAAAAAGAAATAAAAATAAATGGAAAAACTGTAAATTGGGAAGAGTATAAAAATGGATAAGCAGGACTTACGAGATCTGTTAAGAAAGGAATACGAAAACGGCACAGGAATCACAGAACTGTGTCGAAAATACAATCAGAGTATTAACACTGTGAAGAGCTGGAGAAAAAGAGAAGGCTGGAAAAAAAAACAGATAAATGCACCCTTAACTAATGCACCCCCAAAAAAGAAAATTGCACCCCCAAAGCAAAAGGGTGCAAATGAAAAAGAAATAAAGATACAAATGGATATTTTGAAAGGCAAAAGCAAACAGGAAATAATGTCCGAATATGGCATTTCAGAACGTACTTATAGCAGAAAAACAAGAAATGCAAGAGAGTTGAGAAAAGAGCGTACAGAAAAATATCTTGAAAAAATCGTCGAAGAAGTTTACAAAGGCGAATTATACAGAATATTAAAAGGAACAGAGACCGCAAAAGCAAATTTGGTATTAAGAGCAACCAAAGAAATAAATTCACAAGAAATGGATACTAAAAAAGTACAAGAATACGAAAAAGCGTACACAACTATTAAAAAAATGGGAAATGATTTAATGCGGACTGGTAAGATGCTTACCGCTTATGAGGTTCTGGAGATTGATAGACAGCTTGCTGAAGAAGAAATATCCAGAGAGAAATTAGAAATTGAAAAGACTAAAATTAAAAAAGATGATACTAAGGATTTGGAAAAAGAAAACGAAATGATTGAGCTGTTAAGAAATATAACAGAAAAGGTTGAAAAAGATGAATGATTTGACTCCTAAACAGTATGAAGTATTGAAAATATTTAATAAAGAACAGCCAAGAATAACAATTCTGACAGGAGCAAAAAGAAGTGGAAAAACGTTTTTAAATAATTTTCTGATGTTATCTCATATTGCAAAATTAGCCAATCAAAATCTTAATTTCATCATAATTGGAGCAACAAGTGGAAGTATCTGGAGAAACGTTTTAAATGATTGGGAAATAATGCTAGGAAAACAATTTAAGCCAAAAAAAGATGGAAGTTTCAAATTATTTGGAAACAATATTTATTTGTTCGGCGGAGAAAAGGCAGACAGCTGGAAAAAAATGAGAGGGATGACCTCTCACGGCACTTATATAAATGAAGCAACAGCATTACATCAAACTTTTATAACAGAAGCGTTTTCAAGAACATCAGGGGAAGGTGCAAAAATATTTATTGATACCAATCCAGATAATCCAGCTCATTTTGTAAAAAAAGATTATATAGATAACGCTGGAGACAGATTAGAAAACGGCAGATTAAATATTTTAGTTAGCAATTTCAAACTGGACGACAATGTATTTTTGAACAAGGAATATGTAGATTCTATCAAAAAGACAACTCCACGTGGAGCAACTTATGACAGAGACGTTTTAGGATTGTGGGTAGCCCAAGAAGGTGTTGTGTTTGCAGATTTTTCAGAAAAAGAAAATGTAATTAAGAATATAGAAGATGCTGAAATAAAAGAATATTACATCGGAGTCGATTGGGGATTCGAACATTATGGAACTTTAGTAGTTATCGGAGTTGATTTTGGGGACAATTATTATATTGTCGAAGTGGTAGCGAAACAGCATAAGTATTTTGATTACTGGAAAATGCTTATTTTACAGAAATATAAAGAGTATCAAGTATCAAGGGTGTTTTGTGATAGTGCTAGAACTGAATATGTACAAGGATTACTAGATATTGGAATAAATGCTGAAAATGCAAAAAAAGATGTAAAAGAAGGCATTGATTTGGTTGGAGCAATGTACAAAAGAAATACACTAAAGATTACAGAAAAAGCGTTTAAAGGGAAATTTGAAGACGAAATTTATTCTTATGTGTGGGGAAAAAATGATGAGCCAGTTAAGGAAAATGACGATGTAATGGATGCGATAAGATACGTTTTATATAGCTTGAAAAAAGATGAAGGCGGAATTGCTTATTTATATTAGGAAGGAGGGCTAATGACCAGAGAAGAAAGAACAAGGGTTAAAACTTATTATGATAGGGAACAATACAGTAAATCAAATTTAAATAGGAATATGCCAGGATTATTCGACGGAACTGTAGAAATATTTAATCCAATACGAGATATTGTAAAAGCTCTATCAAATACAGCTTTAAAAGATTTGGGAATAGAAAATGACAAATTAAAAGAAATTTGGGAAATCAATCAAATGACTACTTTCAGCAAAAAGATTGCTAAAGAAATGTATTTGAATGAGGAAGTATTTATCGAGGTTATATTAACTCCTGACGAGCAAGTTAGATATATTTTGCATAATGTAGATGATGTCGAATATACAGAAGTTTTTGGAGAAATTAAGAAATTTAAAGTTCAAGGGGAACAAGTTTATTTTGATGAAAACGGAGAGGAACAAAGTAGAGAGTATTCAAGAGAATATATAAAACTTGATACTGGAACTGTTAAAAGAACCGAAAAAATAAACAATGAGACAGTTGAAACCCCTTTTATTTTGGATAAAATCCCTATTTCAAAATTTAAAAACGACAGCAATATAATTGAAGCATTAAATATTATAGATAAAATCAATGAAACTGAAAGTTACATTGGGAGAATATTTGGAATACACGGAGACCCTTGGCTACATGCAAACGGAGTAAAACAATTTGCGGATGTTAATTCCGGTAATGACAAGATTAAGAAAAATGCACAACTTCTGGAAGAAGCAAGATATAAAAAGAAAAGAATTATCAATACTCAAAATTCAAAAGAAATGGAAGCTAGTTTTAAATATATCGAATTGACAAATCCGTTAATCAGTGAAATGCAAAATGATATAGCAAGATTAGAAAAAAGATTATCAAATTTATTTCCTGAATATCTTTTGGTAGATACAGCAACTCAAAATGTAAGCGAAGAAACTTATTTATTAAAAAACAACGGACTTAAAACGAAAGTGGCAAGCTTTAGAGAAGATTTTATAAAAAGTTTGCTAGAGTTAGACAAAATCGCATTGGAATTAACAGGGAGTTCAGATGAATTAACTGAAAATAACTATAAATATTTTGATACGTTTATGGAAAATGAAAAGGTTTCCAGGTTAACAACTTTATCATTAGCTCTTGATGTAATAAGCAAGGCGAAAGATATCGATGAAGAATATAAACTTAAAAAATTAATAGAAAAAGTGACAGATGACACTTTACAAGATTTGAGTGGTTTGTATGATTAAGATAGATTTCAAGTGGGATCATAAAACAGAAAAAAGGTTGTTTGTTTTTTTTAGAAGAACAGCATTTTCGATATTTAATGGCAAAAAAACAAATATTGATTATTCAAACTTGATGAAAATATTTGTTAATTATAGCATTTCTTATGAGAAAAAAATTAAGAAGGCGAAAAATATAGATGTAAAAAAGCATACAGAAATAGCGATAAAACAAATAAAAGAGATAAAAGAATGGCAAAACAATCTAAATAATTATGTTGAAGAAAATAAAGAAAAAGATAATTTAAAAGATAAATTGAGAAATAATGCTAAATTCAGAGCTAGAAACATGCTAGGCAATTATTATAAGGATTTTTTGAAAGAAATAATTGCAAGCGAAAGTGAATATTTTGAGTGGAACACAATGGGAGATGAACGTGTTAGACCAACACACGAGGCAAGAGATGGACAAATTTATAACTGGGATAATGCTGAAATGGTCCCTGGAGAAGAACCAGGTTGCAGATGTTGGGCTACTGTTTATTTCCCTGATTCACAAGAGGAAATTAATAACATAAACCAAAATTCTTGAGAGTTGAAAGATTACGGATCATTTATGAGTCGTTTGATGCCAAATCTCAAAAATTTATAGAGTATCAATACTGCAAATCATTTTATGAGTTACAGCAAATAATCTAAAAAATAAGGAGAAACGAAAATGAGAAATTTTAAACAAATGGAATTGTATTATGATGAGCCTGGAGAAGGTAAGGGTAATGGAGAAGGAGCTGGTACAGGTGGCAACGAACCAACTCTTGATGACTTAAAAACCGAAATAGAGAATTTTAAAAAGGCACAGGCTGAAAAAGATAAGGAAATTAATTCTTTAAAATCACAGCTTGGGCATAGCAATAAACAGCTTGAAGATTTTCAAAAGCACGGTAAAACTGCTGAAGAATTGGCAAATTTGGAAAAAGAAAAAATTGAAAAAGAACTCGCTGAAACTAAAAAACAGTTAAACTTAACAACTTTAAGGACTAGAAAAAACGAGTTGGTAACAGAGTTAAAAATTAGTCCACAGTTTGCTGATTTAGTGCAAATTACACCAGAAATGACAATTGAAAGTCTTGAGTTGGTAGTTAAGAATGTAGCAGCTAAAGAAAAAGAGTTTACAACAGATTTCTTGAAAAAGAACTCTATAACAAACGGAGGATTTAATCCAAAAGATAAAAAGAAAGATGAAAAAGATTTTGTTGACAGAATGATTGAGAAAAACAAAAACAACGAAACAGATCTTACAAAATTTTAGGAGGTTGAAATGTTAAAAAGAACAGTAATGCACAAAGAAAAACTGAATGTACAAGTTAAAGTATTAAAATCAGATTTTGCTAATTACATTTACAAAGACAAAAATACTAATAAAGAGTATTTGTTAGCAGGAACACTTGTTAAAGCAAAAAATGGAGAAGATTTAAGAGAAATAGGAGCGTTTGTAATTCCAACAGGGACAGGAACGCAGGCGGAAGCTGTGTTATTGCATGATGTTGAGTTTAAATATTACAACGACAATGAACAAGCAACAGTTTCGCTTGAAGGAATTGTGTATTTAGATAAATTAATTGCAGTAGGAAAAGAACATTCTACGCCAATTACGGTTACAAAAGCGGAGTTACCAGCAGGGATAACTTACATTTATAAGGATAGAAAATAGGAGGTTAAGAAATGCCAATGAATTTAACAGATTTATTAAATGCAAAGAGTTTAAATAAGTATTATGCAGGAGTAAAAGGAACTACGTTAGTAGAAGCAATGTTTCCAGCTGTATTTTCAAACACATTTGATATAAATACATTTGGAAGTTTAGACGGTGGAGCAGTTGAAATATTACAAAGTAGCCAACTAGATGCGGATGTAATGTTTAGAGACTGGGATTTGAAAACAACAACAAAAGGGGATAAGCAGTTTTTTAGGGAAGGTATGAAGCTTGACGAGAAACGCAGAAAAGAATTGCTAGAAATTTTGAATACAAATAACCAGTCAATAATTGCTAGTTATTCAGAAAATATTTTTAATAAATTCGCAGGGAAAAACGGATTTTTAGGAAGTGCAAGAGCAATTGCAGCTTATACAGCTTCACAATTTTTATCAACAGCCAAGGTAACGTTTGTTAATGAAAATGGTGGCGGACAAACAATTAATTATAGGCTTGCTGATAAATACAAAGAAACGTTAGCAGGAACTAATGTTTGGAGCACTGCAACAGCAAAACCGCTTGAAGACTTGGAGAGATGGAAAGAAACAGTTGAGGAAGGTGAAGGAAACGTAGAGATAGCTTTAATGTCAAAAGCTACATACAATACACTAAAAAAACACGATACTGTAAAAGCGTTATTCAAGAATGTTATTGTTACGGTTACTCCAGCACTTATTAAATCTACTATTGAGGACGTAATCGGAATGACAATATTGATTTGGGATGAAAAAATAAAAGTTGGAAAAACAACTAAAAATGTATTTCCAGATAACATTGTAACATTAATTCCAAACGGACAATTAGGAGTTATGGAATACGGACCAACTCCAACAAAAACTGATGAATTGCTTGGGCTGCTAGGAGATAGAGAAGTTGTGGATATAGCAGGAACATTTGCAACTGTGGAAGTTGTGCCTGAATCAAAATCAGCAGGGGTTGTAAATAATGTGAATGTTGTAATCGAAGATTTAGTTGCTCCAAATCCATCAATAATGAACAGTATGTTCATAGCGACAGTTGGGTAGGTGAATTAAATGGCAAAAGATAATAAAAAGGAAGAGGTAAAAGCTATTGTTGAAGCAGTAGCTTTAACGCCTTTGAGATTTAACGATATTAGATATGAGACTGGGAATAAGTTAGAATTAACCGAATCAGAATTTGAAATTTTATCAGAAAATAAACTTGTCGATAAAAGAGTTGATGAGTAATGACGGATGAAACTTTGGAGGAACTGAAAAAATATATTCCTGAAACTTCTGATTTTGATGTAGGAGTTGTTGAGTAATGACGGATGAAACTTTGGAGGAACTGAAAAAATATATTCCTGAAACTTCTGATTTTGATGTAGGAGTTGTTGAGCAGTTTTATAAAGTCGCTGAAGAAAAACATAGCAGCGAAAAAGAAAAATTGCTTAAAATATATCTTTTTGGATATTTACTCACTTCATTAGATGATTTTGATTTTACGAAAGTTCAAGTATCTAACATTGTAATCGAAGAAACAGGCGGAAACAATCAATATTTAATGATGTATAATCAGTTGTTGAAAACGCTTGGAATTGACGAAAAAGAAACAACTGTATCAATAGTTTAAGGAGCGAATTATGTTTAATTTTAAAAACAAGGAAAAGGGAGAAATTTTACTTGTCAAATTAAATCATATATTGCTTAAAGAAGGCGATAATGAATTAGATTTGACACCTCGCAGAATGAATATTGCGAAAGAGGAAATTGAGGAAAGAAAACTTAATATTGAAATTATAGAGCTGGGTGATAAGAATGCCGTGCAAACTGAAAATGAAGGAGAAGCCAAAAAACAAGAATCTGGAAAAGCTGCTGGCGATGAACAGGCAAAAAATTGAAGTTGGAACAGTAACCAATTATAGCATTAAAGGTGGTTTTGACGCTTTTGGGTTGTCTAATGTTCTTAATACAGGATCTAGTCGTGGAGTTCCTGGATGGAATTATAACCAAAAGGCTTTTGAACAATTTAAGCCAATGGCGGCTAGATACTTTAAAGAAGGAGTTGCAAAGATTATAAACGGAAGTTTCGATGTTGCGGCGATGACTAATAAAATTGGAACAGAGGCAAGTACAAAGTATAAAGCAATGATTGAAAGAATTAAAAGTCCAGCAAACAGTCCTGCGACAATTATGAGAAAAGGATTTAACAATCCGATGATTGAAACAGGGCATTTTAAAAGTAATATCGCCGCAAAGATTAATGGCGGTAGAATTGTCGGGAGAGGTGGCGGATAGTGGACAGGAAAGTTAGGGCGGCTATTAGAAAAGTTCTAAAAGTTATAAGGAAGTTTTCCGATGATGTAACTGTGTATTTGGAAGATTCTGAGGTTGAATTTGATGATTTAGGAAATCCAATTCAAGATAAAATAGAAAAGACTGTAAAAATGGCTGTATTAACGCCAAAACATAATTCGTCGTTTCCACAAAGTATGGACGGAAGTTTTTTATCAAACAAAAAAGAAGGATATTACATTTTGAATGATACAGACGGCTTCAAAATTTCTGAAAATATGAAAATAAAACACAACGGTGTGATTTATAGGGTAGTTAATATTGAAGAAAATTATGGAGAGTTTTTGAGAATGGAGCTGAATATAGATGACAAGCGAAATTAGAAAAGAGGTTGTAAACGATATTAAAGAATTTTGTAAAAAGTTCGGCATAAATCAAGTTATTAACGAAGAAAAACGTGATGAAATTTCGGCTGAACAGTATGAAAAACTTAAATTTCCACTTGTTTTCTATAATCTGTATATTGAAGATGCAGGAAGTCCTATTCCTTTTGGAAACGATAAATATTGTTATGATGAGGAAATACAGGCACTTTTGACTTTGGAATCACGAGAGAAACATAATGATTTTGATATGCTTTATATGTTTTTGGCAAATACAAACGCAACAAACGATTACTTTGACGAGAGGAAACATAAAAGAAAAATACGGAAAGTATACAAGATACAGGAAACGCCTTTCAATTTTATGGGCAGAAAATATTACAAACAAGTTCTGCAATTTAGCTATTTTGCAGAACATTATATAAATAAAGATTTTAGGGAGGAATAATGGCAATAGAAAGAAATGATTTGAATACATTGAATAATGTACAAATAAAATCAGAAAATAACAGAGCATTTTATGCTGATGTCAGAAGTTTAATGTTTTTTACAAAAGACTTCGCAATATCGCCAACTTATATTACAGAGCCAAAGGATTTATTGGAGCTGAATGTGAGTGGATTAGATGAGAATCATATTTTTTATAAGTTAATAGCAAGTGCCTATTCACAATCATACACTCCATTAAATGTTGTAGTGTACGGAAACAATACAGCAACTACATTTACAGAACTTATGAAAACTTACGTGGATCATGAGGACGCTTTCGAGATTACTAACTGGATTACTAATATGGATATAGTTGCAGAGAAGAATTATATAGACAGCATTATAGCTTACGCAAAAACCGATAAAGATAAACAGTTCTTTATAGCTGTAAATTATGAAAAATTGGGAAATTCAGCTAAGGCTACAGCACTACAGACGGATAATAATATTGATAATGTAGCGTTTGTTATCGAAGGGGCTAAGAACTTGGCAAAAGGAAACTGGCTCACTGGAGCATTAGCTGGCGGAACAATAGGATACAAAGATTTGGGAAGTTATATTGTGCATTCTACACAAATTAATGGATTCGTGCAGGAGAATTTCACAAAAACTGAACAAAAGGCATTTTGGGACGCTGGATTGAATTACCTATCTAAGCCAACACAAGGATATTTCCATGTCGTAAATGGGCTTAATTCAGATAATAAGACACTTATTGAATTGAAGTTGATTGAGATTTGGTTAAGGGATGGACTGAAAAAGGAATTGACAATCTTCCAAGTGAGAAAAGATAAAATACCTTTGAATGATACTGGAAGATTAATGATAGAAGCAATTATCAGAGAACGTTGCAGACAAGGGGCTAATGCTGGAATGTTTATGGTAGACAGTTCTGGAAGTTATTTTGGAATAATAACTCAAAAAGATAAGAATGGCAACGAGATAAACATTAAGCTGGGGCATTTAACAGTAGATGAAATAACGCAGGAGTCAATCAGGGAAGGGAAATTCAAATTTGATTTAAAAGTTACTTATCTGAACGGAGTTAGATATGTTTCACTTACTGGAGCAATTACAACAGACGGAGAGATTATTTTTAATAAATAAGGAGGTAAAGATATATGGCAACAAAACAATATAACGTGGCTAATGTCAAAATCATACTTACTGCCGCAGGAATTCCCTATGCGATTACTTGCAGACACGAAGATGGTTTTGAAGATGATCCGAATACAGAAAGTTCAAGTTCTACAATTGCGAGCTGCGGACAGAAAGTAGTGAATGTATCAGTAGACGAAAGCGTTTCTATTACATTGAGCTTGGCTTATGGAAGCGAAGAACACAGAACAATGGAAAGGTTGCACAAACTTTGGAAAGCAAATAAAGGATTATTTCCGATGTTTATGGTAATTACTGATACAAATACAAATGAAACTTACATTTACAACGGCGTTTCATTTAAGAAAAAGGCTGGGTTAAAGTATGCAAATGAGAGTGGTACTGAAGCTAGGGCTTGGGAGTTTGAAGCAGAGAGCAGAGAGCTTGTGATATAGGAGGATTGTTTAACCAAGGAAATATTTTTTTCGTTAAAACTGAAAGGACAATTACAATTAAATATAATAACTGTGATTTGTAGCATTTCAAAGCTACAATGTTAAGCAAAAATTTTAAATTTCTGTTGCACTTTTGATACAAATAAGGTATAATTTATAATAAATTATGAAAAGGAGATGAAAAAAATGGCTACAAAAAGTTTTACAACAGAAATGACTTTTGATAAAAAATCTGTAAATGGTTTAATAAAGGCTTTGAATAATGAAAAATCTCCCAATAGAAAACCTGTTAAAAACGTCGAAATCATAAGCAATCCAGAAACAATACGAAAGATATTCGGCAAAAAATAATTTATGTATATAGAGAATGTAAAAATTGTTTCTTTACAAGATTTGTTGGATGAGTTAAAAGACAGAAAACATGTAAGGGAAGATATTTTAAAGAATTTTAAAAATAAATACAATAAAGATATCGAAGATTTCTTACATAATAAAGCAATAGAATTTGAAAAAGCAGGTTTATCAAGCACGCATTTAGTTTTTAATGAAAATTTTGTTTTGTTGGGATATTTTTCTTTAGCAAACAAACCTTTACTTGTTTCCAAAAGAAACTATGAAGCGTTATCAAAAAGCCAAAGAAAAAAACTTTGCCAAAACGGAAAAAGATTAACAACAGATGGTTATATAGTCAACAGTTATCTGTTGGGACAGATTGGCAAAAACCATTCAGAACAAATAAAAGCTGAAGAACATATAGACGGAACTCAATTATTAACATTAGCTTACGATTCATTAATGGAAGCTAAGAAAATAGTAAATGTTCGTTATGTCTGGCTAGAATGTGAAGACAATGAAAAATTGTTATCTTTTTATAAAAATTTTGGATTTGAAGAAATTGAAAATTTTATTTCAGGAAATGGGCTGAAAGTTTTGGTAATGAAATTAAAAAAATAATTTTACGAATCACAGTTATTAATTTAGCTGTGATTTTTTTTGTTACAAAAAATAAAATTAAAATATATAAGGAGATAAGAATGGATTTAGAAAGAAAATATAATGAAGAAGAAGTAAAAGCGATTAATATGTCAAGAGAAATGGCTGGATTGCCACCTATCGCTCAAAATAATGAGAATACAGCAGTTCAAAATAAAGAAGTTAAGAATGAAGCAGCAACGATTGAAGCTATTGCAACAGAAGAAACAGCAGAGGAAATAAAAGAGAGAAGAAATGAGAATGAAAGAAACAGATTGAAACAACAAGGCGGATTGCGTCCAAATCAATTATTTCATCATACTTTGATTAATTGGGACGGAAGACCTCAAGATGTAATTTGTAAATATCCAACAACAAGACAAGCGATCAAGTATTCTAAAATGGAAGTTGATCCTGTGACTGGTAAAGGAGTATTTTTATTTGCTGACGTAGTAAATGATTTTCAAAATGATAAATTACTTCCAAAATTTGAAATCGAAGATTTTCCTTCGAGCGAAATTGCAGAATTAGCTACTTTCTTGTCGGAAGTGGTAAGAAATCCCTTCCTTAAATAGAAATCCTGCTTTTTTTTACGAAGGAAAGATGTACATTAACAAAGATGAAATGCTAGGAAATATAACAGAAATCGAAAACTTGGCATTTCAGCTTGAATTAAATGATAATTTTAAAAGTTTTAATTCATTCGAATTTTTAGAAAGATATAACAAAAATGATATTCCTGAAAAGGAATTTGAAACATTTTTGAAAATGTGTTTCTACGATACGGAAATACAGAAGATAAAAGAGCGGGAACAAAAGAGAATTAAGAAAGGAAGATAAAATGGCTAGCGGAGTAGGAGTTACTTATGAGTTAGAATTTGTAATAAAAGACAAGAATGCAAAACAATGGATACAGTCTATGCAAAAGGAAGCCCAAAGGCTAGCCAAGGCATTAGATAAAGTTACTTTAAACAATTTCAACAAACAGATTCAGCATATGCAGAAACATTTACAGTCGCAAGGAAATCAATTAAAATCACAGCTTAAAATGGCACAAGATATGATGAAATCACTTGGAACTGGAAAGAATGTTAAGAGCGGACTAGACAACGTGAAGAAACAGGCGCAGGAAACCAAAAAGAAAATGGATGAATTGAACAAGGCAAAGGAAGCGGTTGGGAAATCAGTCAAAGATCCTTTAAAAAATGTTGCAAAGGGTGCTGACAATGCAATGAAAAGAGTTAAGGGGCTTTTAAACAAAGTCCGTGACGGAGCGTTGTATAAGGCTGGAAGTTTTATTACACAGGCTGGAATGGAAGCGTTACAGGAATACGGACAGACTGATTACGAGTTACGTGGGGCTTCTGCCAAAACTGGAGGATATGGTACTGACTTAAAAGAGTACAGGAAACTTACAAAACAAGTTGGTGGGGCGACTAAATTTAATAATCTGGACGTTGCACAAGCTATAAATGCAGGGGCAACTTTAGGGATAAAAAAAGATGAAATGAAACAAATTATTCCGTCGGCTGCAAACTTGGCTCAAGCGTTTAATTCAGATATTACACCAGCACTCGAAATGGTAAAAATGCACATGAATTCTTATCAGTTATCCGCAAAAGAAGCACAAAAAGTAACTGATATGATAGCCGTTACATCTAAAAATACTGCTGCAGATTTGCCAAGACTTGCTGAAGGTTTTAAATACGTCGGGGCTTCTGGAAAAGCATTAGGAGTCCCAATGGAAACAGTTTATGCAATGCTTGGTAAAATGAACGATAACGGGTTAATAGGTTCTACAGCTGGAACAGGATTAAATCAAATGTTCGAAAGTATGAAAGATTTTAAAAAACGAGATAAATTAGAACAATTGATTGGTAAGGTTACAGATGAAAAAGGAAATTTACAGGATATGACTTCTATTTTGGAACGGTTAAAAGGTGTAACTGACAAAATGGGAAACGCTGATAAGGCTGGAGTTTTAAAAACTATATTTGGAGTGCAAGGTGGAAGAGCGGTAAATACTTTGCTAAATGGAAGTATAGAAGATTTGAAAAAACTTCAAAACGAAATAAAAAATAGTAGTGGAGCAGCTGAAAAATTAAGTAAGTTCATGATGCAAGGAAGTGCTGGAGCAGTTGAAACTTTAATGGGAACAATGTCAAGCACGTTTGCAGCGGTATTTGACTCGTTAGAACCTTTATTAGTTCCAGTTGCAGGACTGTTTATGGGAATTGCCGAAGCAATAGGAATGGTTGCTGAAAAAGCTCCTTGGTTGTTACAATTAGTTTCTGTTTTAGGAGCGTTGGTTGTAGGAGAATTAGTTTTTCAAAAATTAAAGGCAAGTATCGAACCGTTTATCACAGGAATAAAGGAAGCGATTGCGAAAGTAAGTTTATTTAAATTAGTTCTTTATGGATTGCTGGCAGTTGGATTAGTTGTAATATTTAACCTGTTTAAGCAATGGCAGGATTATTTGCAGGAAAATGAAGCAGTCAGTAAAGAGTGGGAAGGTGTGCTATTAAATTTAACTTATGCTCTAAGTGCTTTAGGTGATGTAATAGTGTCAATTCTAGGTGCTTTATTCGGATTTAATACAAAGCAACAAGATGCGACGGACAAAACTAAATTTATGGGAATGACTGCTGAAGAAGTTGCAAGGAAATTAAAAGATTTTCAAAAAAACATTTTTGATTTAACTGTGAAACTTCAAGAAATGAGAAGATGGGTAGAAGAAAACAAAGAAAAAATAAGATTATTTGGAACAGTATTTTTAGTTTTAGCTGCAGGAGTTGGAATTTTGTGGGCTTTGGTTGCGGCACAATCTGCCTTTAACGCTGTTGCTGCAATGAATCCTTATGTTTTAATTGCAGCAGCTATAATTGCAGCGATAATAGCAGTAGCAGTGGCTGTTAAATATTTTTGGGATACAAATGAAGGCTTTAGAAATGCGATGATGTCTATTTGGAACACAATCAGCCAATGTTGGGCTATAGTAGGTTTTATTTTTGGAGGACTTGTTGGAGCAATAATTGGAGGTTTGTTGCAATTGTGGACACAAAATGAAACGTTCAGAGAGTTTGTAACAGCTGTTTGGAACTATATTTGTGCGACATTTCAGTTGGTAGGAGCAATAATTGGCGGAATTGTTATGGCAATTGTTAATGTTATATCAATTTTAGTTAACGCATTAATAAATGCTTACAATACGAATTCGACATTTCGTGCAATTGTAACGACTGCTTGGAATGTTATAGGTGCATTAATTCCGGCTGTTATTGGAATGATAGTTGGTGGACCAGTTGGAATGTTTATAGGTGCATTAGTAAGTTTATATACTCATAATCAAACGGCAAGAAATATAATAAATGCTGCTTGGAACGCTATAAAGGAAGCTGTTTCAACGGCTATAACGTTTATTATTGGTAGAATTAATGCTGCAATTTCAGCTGTTCAAGGATTAATTACCGCTTTTCAAGCAGCAGGAAGATTAGATTGGAACGGAATTAAGGCTGGAGGAGCACAATTTATCGGTGGAGTTAAAGGTGTTTTTTTAGGAGAAACTAAAAATAATAGAGGATTACCTAAAACTTCAAATGTAAATAGCTTTTTTCATAAAGCGGTTGGAACTAATAACTTCCAAGCTCAAGGTGGCGGTGGAATGACCACTATTGATGAACATGGAGATGAAGCTATTTGGTTGCCAAACGGTTCTATGGTTGCAAGAAACACCACGACTCTTGATATGTTGAATAACTTAAAATCAATCAAGAAAAATACACGTAGTGGCACAAAAGAAACAGGAACAGTTGTTACAAATAACAATAAATTTGTATTCAATGTTACTGGAACTGACGAAACATTGCAGGAATTGAAACGTGAACTTGAAAAATTAGGGATAGTGTAAAAGGGGGATAGAATGCAAGTATTAGATTTTTTAAAGACAAAGTTTGCTGAATTTGAAGTTCAGAAAGATAAACTTGAAAAACTGTATTTAAAGTATTTTGGTATTAAGCCTAATGGATTTTTAGGCACTATACCCCTTTTGGTTCTTTCAACTGATTACAGCCAGGATAATGAGATAACAGGGTACAAATCTTATTTAAAAGACAATTTCAATGAAAATATGTTCGTAAATCCTTATACATTAAAAATCGAAGTAATTTTGCATGGTAAAGAGTGGAAAGATGAGCTTGAAAAATTAGTCAAGGAATCAAGAAAAAGAAACTACACAATGTTTATGTACACTAAATTAAATAAAGTTTACGCTCCTCTTGCAATTACAAGTGTCAGCTATGCCGAAAATTACGAAAGCTACACAAGTATTAAGGTTTCAATAAATCTGAAAGAAATAAATTTGCTTAAATTTACTACGGCTGACGGAAAAACGACAACAGAGGCATACGTTCCTGAAGCAAGTACGCAGAACAGGGAAGTTACAGAAGTTACTTTGAACGAATCAATGCAAAATGAATTTAAAATTGATCCTAGAGCGGGAGATGTTATAGAGTGAAAAAATTATACAGTTTTGACATTACGTATAAAGAAAACGGCAAGAGCAGTTATAAAATATTGCTTGATGATGGAGAAAAGACGCTTGTAGCAACGTTGGATATTTATAACATCAGGGGGCTTTGGTATTTGGATATAAAGAGCGATAACGAGGATTTGCATATTGGACAGAGAATTAATACTTATGAAGATTTGTTTCTGATATGCAGGAGAAGATATAAGGAATTTCCAAATGTTAAGATGTTAGCCTTGCCGATTAATTTAAATGGCTTTGATGTTGAGTTTACAACGGAAACGGCTGGAGTATTGCAAGATATTATGGTGGTGGTTTAATGGCTGAAAATACACAAAATAGCAATAATTATTATATTCTGTGGGACAGATATGCAAAAGTAACGTTTAAAGTAAAAAACGGAAGTGAAACAGAAGAAATTGAGTTCGAGAGGTTTCAAGTTGAAAATGGTGTTGATTCGTCACCTGACTTTGAGATAGAAACAGAGTTTGACATTACCGAGAGTACGAATATTGCTAAAATAGTTATCTATAACCTAACAGACGAAATGATTAAGAAACTGAAAAAAGGTGTGGAAGTAGTTATTGAAGCAGGATACTGGAACGATGGAAAAAACAAGGATATTGGAGTTATTTACAAAGGAATTATTGAAAGTTTGAAAGGCAGCTGGAACAATGCTGACAAGAAATTTGAGATAACTTGCAATACTTACAACGATGAATACAAGGACACAAAAATTAATTTAAAGGCTGGAAAAGGAACTAAGGCAAGTACAATCATAAAACTTATTTTATCAAAGCTGGATAAATTAAAGGCTGGGAAAATAGAACTTGGAAAAGATATTGATTACAAGGACGGCAAAACTCTACATAACAACGTAAAACATATTTTCAAGGAACTGGCAAAAGATACTAAAAGCGTTTTCTTTATAACAAATGGAGTTGTAACGTTTCAGCCAAGAGACAAGATAAACAGAGGTGTTCTGGAATTTGACGCAAACAGGTTTCAAGATGTAAAGGAAAATGATGGAACTTATACTTTAAAAGCGATATTTGATCACAGATTTCAGGAAGGCTTTAGAATGAATTTGGACTTAAAAAAAGAGTTTGAACAGCTTGAAATCAAAGGGGAGTATCTTATTACAAAAGGCAAGCATGTAATGAATTTTAAAACAGATGCCTATACAGAATTGGAAATAAGAACTAAATTTGATGATGAGGAAACTAAAAAGGCTAATGAAATTGAGATTGTTACAGGCAAAAAAGGTAAAAATGAAAAATCATCTAAGAAAAAAGATAAGAAAGATAAAGATGATAAAAACAAAAAAGAAAAAGGAAAAAACTCTAAAGATTCTAAAAAGAATAATAAGAAAACTAGCACAAAAAGTGGTGGGAAGAAAAAAGAAAAAGATTGGGATAGAATTGTAAATAAATACGGAGTAGGAGGTAAAAAATGAGAAAAAAGACGGTAGGAGATCATATTGAAAATATGATAAACGGAAGTTTTGATAATTTAAATACTTTCGCAATAGCCAAAATTGTAGAGGTGGATAACTCGAATATGAGTTGCAGCATTCAAATACTTGATATTCCTGAACTTTTTGGAACTCGTGATGAAGTAGAAGTAATTGAAAATGTGCCGATTGCTCCAATATTTTGGGGTAGCAAATGTAAAATAAATGCTCCGTTATCTGTAAATGATAAGGTTTTGGTAGCATTTTGTCAGCACGATACGTTCAATGCACGAAATGCTTCCGAACCTTGTGAGCCAAACTCCAGTGCTAAATTTGACATAAATAACGCTATTGTAGTTGGGCAGATAACAAGCGATGCAGAAAAAAATATATCAAATGACTTTTTCATTGCTTACGGTGGAACACTTGTAACAATAAATGATGGTGGAGTTAGTATAAAAGGCGGCTCTATAAATATAAGTGGAGCGGTAAGCATTGAAGGGGATTTGAAAGTGAGCGGAGACGCTACGATTGGCGGCAAATCATTCTTAACTCATACTAACGGTGGTATGCCGTTGGATTAGGATATAAATAAGGACAATGGCAATTGAATAATGACTGTGAAAACTAAAATATTTGTTTTTTAAGTTTGGGATAATGGTATAATCCGATAAATAATATGGAAATGGGTGATTAAAGTGATAAAAAAACTGAAAAAACTGTTTAAAATGATTTTCCAAAGAAAAAAATATGCGAGCGATCAAATTATAGAAATAATAAAAGAGGAGCTGGGATTGGATGGGTCGCACAAAGATTTAAAATAATGTTATTCTGATTTTAAAATTTCTGAAATTTCTTCAGGAAAAATTTCATCTAAAATATTTATAATTTCTTTTTTGTTTTCTTTAAGGATATTTTCCACATCTTCTTTTGAAAAAATATTTTTTTCTGTTAAAATTTTAATTAATGTGTTAATTTGAGTTTGTTGCAAGGCTATTTTGATACCCAGCTGAACTATTGTTTTGTTTGTGTTTATAAAAGCACCTCTTTTCCTCTTTGTGCGACAACATAATTATACCTTGAAATAAAGGAATGTAAAACCGTATTTTAAAATCATTCTTTAATTTCTCTTAGAAATAAGGTATAATATAGTAAATTATTTTTAAGGAGGAAAATTATGGCACAAAAAATTATAGGTGAAGATGGGGAAGTTCATAATTATAAAAGTAAAAAGCCTTTTTATAAAAAATGGTGGTTTATTTTGTTGGTAATTCTTATAGTTTTGGGAGTAATTTCAAACAAAAATAAAGAAACAACAACAGAAACGCCAGAAAGTAAACAAACTCAATCATCAGTAACTAAAGAAGAAGCTAAAAAGGAAGAGCCAAAGACTGAAGCAAAAGCAACTGAAGTCGAAACAGACCCTTACAAAGAAATTGAAGATAATATAAAAAGAAAGTTTCCAAAAACTAGAAAGATAGTAGCTACTGATGTAGGTGTTGTATTAGAAATTCAAGCAAAGGGTGGTTTTACTAAAAATATGATGGTTAAAGAAATGTTTAGAGATGCCAAAAAATATATAAATGAAATTAACAAACAGTATAAAATGAGAAACTTAAAATATGAAAGTATGGCACTACAATTTTTTTATCCTATGAGTGATGGCGAAACAAGTGGAAATATGAAAATACTGCAATTGGATGTTGATAATGATATGATTGAAGTTGGATTTGTAATGCCTACAATCGCTGAAGAAGTGAAACAAAATTTTAAATAAAAATTTTCAAAAAAGTTCTTGACTTTTTAGCCGTATTAATGTATAATGAACGTACGGCTAGAAAGTAGGTGATAAAATGAACGCCAAAATGGGGAGACCAAAAAGTAAAGACCCGAAAATAAAAAGGCTTGAATTAAAATTAACTGTATCAGAAAACGAAAGATTGAATAATGTTGCTGAAAAGTTAAAAACTACAAGAACTAATGTTTTTTTGAAAGGTTTAGAATTGGTTGAGAAAGAATTGGATAAATAAAAAATACCCTCTATCCAAAAGATATAGAGAGTATATGGATAATATTTATCCGACCAATAATATTATACTATATATTCTCTTAAAAAACAAATAATTTTAGGAGGAAATTTAATGGAAAATATTATGGATTTAGTGAAAGTTGAAAGAAATGAAAACTATGGGTTGGTTGTAAGTAGTAGAGTTATTGCAAGAGCATTAAAGAAAAGACATTCGCACGTTATAAGAGATATAGAAAATATCCTTGAAACCCCTATAAATTTAGAAAACCCAAATTTGGGCTCTCTAATTTTTCCTAACGAATATAGGGTTTCTAACCAAAAGAGAAAATATAAAGAGTATCTCTTAACAAAAGACGGATTTATCCTTTATATGTTCAATATACAAGGACACAACAAATTCAAACTGGCTTACATAAACGAATTTAACAGAATGGAAAGATTGTTAAATCAACAAAGATTGTTACCAATGCCGAAAAGTGACAAAGTTTCAATACCGCTTGATAAAGCAGTTCATTGGGCTAAGATAAAAGAGATTGCAAATAAGGCTAATGAAGTAAGAAGTGATACCTATAGAAAAATATGTAAACTTTCTCAGGACTTGGCAATGATAACAAATCAGATTGACAAGCTTTCTGGAATGACGTTTGAAGTAGAAAATTTACTAGACCAAATTGAAAATTAAATAGAAACATTAAATCACAGTCATTAATTTGATTGTGATTTTTTTGTTACAATTTTTTTAGAAAGGCAGTTGATATGAAAAGTGTTGAAAGTTGGCAAACTGAAAAAGACGACAACAAAGAAATTGATGTTGTAATGGGTAAAAATATAATATTGAGTTCTGAAATAGAAAAAATAAGGCTAAGGCTTGAGAATAAGTTGAGATTGTTCTTTAATGAGTGGTTTTTGCACAAGAACGAAGGTATTTACTGGATTAAAAGAAATGAAAATAACGGACAGATAGGAAACTTGTTGGAAAAGTTCAATATTGAAACTCAAGTAAAAGAAACTATTTTGGCAGATGAAGATGTAGCAGAAATAATAAAATTTGAAAGCGATTTTAAAAATGGAACTGGAAATTATAATTTTGATGTAGAAATATTGTTGAAAAATGGAAAGACTTTGGCAATTTAGGAAAGGAGGAATAATGGATTTTGGAGTAACGGATACAGGGTTTGTATTAAAAAGTTTTTCAGATATTATGAAAGATGTAGAAAAACGGTACAAAGCAAGATTGCAGGACAATGAATATACTTTGGATTTTAACACTCCTGAGGGGATTCATTCAGAGGCGATAGGGTTCGAGTTATCAAAATTATGGGAAGAACTTTTGGAACTCAATAATCAAACGAATTTAAATACGGCAACAGGTGTATATTTGGATTACTTTGGAACTTTATTAAGAACTCCACGAAATCCAGGGGCGTACGCAACTGGACAGATAAAAATAACAGGAGAAAAGAATAGAGTTATACCAGCACAAACTATTATAAAATATGCTGAAAAAGAATACAGATTATTATCCAACGTTACATTGGATAAGCTGGATAATAACGAGTATTACGGAGTAGGCTTTATTCAAGCGGTTGAAATTGGAAATGAGAGCAATATTACAAGTGATGTTTCGTTTACAACCGAATACGGTGGAGTTGCTAAGATTACAAATGATGTTGATGTAATCGGCGGAGCAGATGATGAAAGTGATAGCCTTTACAGAGCAAGGTTAAAAAGAAAGCAAACAATCGAACAGACCGCAACACATTCAGCACTGTATAACGGACTTATGGCATTGGAGAATGTAAAAAATGTATTAATACTAGATCCCGAAACAGAGCCGTCAACAGAAGCCGGAACTATCAAAATATTTCTTGAAGGAACTCCAGATGACAAGATTTTTGAAACCATATTGGATTTGAAAGCTGATGGGGTATTAACGCTTGCGGATTCTAATGCACAAACTTTCGAGAAAAAACTAAAAAGAGATGTGTTTGAGAGAAAAATAATCTATAACATTATTAAATACAGCACATTATTAATTAAAGTGGAAGTTCTGGAAGTGAAAAACTCTGATGAAAAAGATAACCGTTGGACACAACAAATAAAGCAAGAGATTTTGAACTATATAAATAATCTTAGAACAGGAGAATCCATTAGTTATTTAAAAACGTATTCAGAAATTTTGGGAATTGACGACATAAGAAAAATTAATCTAAAAATGGGATTAACAGAATCCAGTGTTGCAATTCAAAATTTTGATAAAGTTTTTGATGTTCCTGTGGGTCAAAAATTCCAGATAAATGAAAATAATATTGAGGTGCTTTATGTATAAAAATAGCAAAGAATATACAGATGAAATAATCAATAAATTTCCACATATGTATAAAAGGGATAGAGAAAGCAATAATTATTTTTTGCTGGAGCTTTATTTAGAAGAAATAAGGCAAGTGAGCAAAGGAATATATGAGTTGCTAAAGTCTCTGGATATTATGAAGGCAACTGGATATGTTTTGGATAAGTTTGGAATATCGTTTAATTTAAAAAGAAATACAAGAGAAAATGATGAGGAATACAGGAAAAGAATACTTGCTGAAATTTCAAGAAAAAGCCGAAACGCTACTTTTGAAACAATAATAAGTGTATTAAAAATTATAATTCAAAATTATGAGCAGAATATATTTATTTTTAAAGAAGGAATTGTGAAAACTAATAATAAAGATATTGATTTCAATATAAAAAATGGAAGTTTTAAAGGAAAATCTGAAACACAGTTTTACAAGGAAAAGGCTGGTAGTATTTATATAGTTTTGAATAAAAGATTGCCAACGCATGTTAAAAAAAGTGTTTTAAATATTTTGCTTGAAATAAGAGCAAAAGGGGTCGAAATAACGATTGATTTTAAATACAGGGTGCAGACAGCAAATTATATTTCAAATGGAGCACTTATAGGGGTAAAAAGAATGCTAAATATTGAAGATAGTTTTTATGATGAAATTTTGCAGCAAAAAAATTATGAAAGTAATTTGGCTAGAATGAACGTAATTACACAGGAAGGGGTAAGATAGATGTTAAAAAAAATAAAAGACTGGATAGGATCTAATTTGGATGTTTACAAAGTTGAAAATGCCAACGATGTTGGTGCTGGATTGGTTAGGCATATTTGGAAAGGTGAAGAAACGGCAACCCAAGTTGGAACAACATTGACAGCACAAATCATGAATGATTTGCAAAAAGGATTGGTTCATACTTTAGATACAACTAGAACTGTAGGAACTAACAAAGATATTTACGAAGTTACATTGACTGGTATCGAAGAATTTGGCGCATTTGACGGATTAAAACTATTAGTTAGAATTGATGGGGAAAATCAATTTGAGGATGTGTTTTTAAAATTAGGTGGAACAGAATATCAGATTCATCAATTAAAGAATAATTTACTAGATAAAGTTGATAAAGGAGTTTTGAAAGATAAAAAGGAATACTTGTTGAACTTTAAGAATAATTCTTTTGTCTTGTCAGATAGCACTTTATACGGATTACAAAAAGGCACATCTCTTGAAGGAAATCGCCTAGCCGAAATAATAGGAATGGAATTTGGAGGAAATATTCAGGACACAGGTAACAAAGTTAAAGGGAAATTTTACTTTGATAGCGTAACAAAATTTTATTACGAATGTATAGAAAATACTAACCTGACTTATAACGAAAGTTCTAAATTTAGAGCTATAAGTAATAAGCCAATTTCAGACAAAGTAGAAAATTTATATAATATTGAAACTCATATAATATTTGGACACTTGACCCAAGCTAAAGTATTTAAAATTGGTCGTTTGTGCATTTTATCCATGGACAGTAACGACGCTTGGAAAGGTGTAACTGCAGGTACAGTGCTTTTTAATTTGCCCGAAAAATTTAGACCTTTGCATTACACTGTCGCCCCGCTCGGACAGTTGGGGACGACTGAAAATGCTGGTGTGCAACTCGAAACAGATGGCAGAGTGATTTATCGCGGGCACCAAAGCATTAAAGGTGCTCTATACTTCAATGTCACTTATTTAACTAAATAATAAAAAATAGGAGGGAAAATGATAATAAATATTTATAGTAAAGATACCCTTGAAATAATTGGAAGACCTGTTATTTCAAGTTTAGAAAATTTTGAAAAAGATCCAAAATTATTTTTTCCTGATTTCAATAAAGAAAATCATATTATTTCAGAAATCGAATTTCTCAACCCGATTTTAGAAAAAGGTAAATTAAGGGAAATGACAAAAGAGGAACTTTACAAGGCTGGAAAATACACTTTAGCTGAAAATGAACTGATAGAAAACGGAAAAATCAAAACAGTTGAGTTATCTGAATTTGAGTATATCGAAAATAATCAGATCAAGTATAAGAAGGAAGAGAAGATTGAAAAATTAAAACAGGAGCTTTATGAATTAAGGCTTGAAAGGGAAAAGAAGCCCTTTGAGTTTGAAGTAAAAGGAACTAAGTATTTACAACACAATAGAACAATAGACCAATCTAACATAACCAAAATATTATTCAGTTTAGTTCTTAGGTTTGTTCTCGGACTTATGGGTAAAATTGCTAAGGGTCAGAAACTGGACTTTGCTCAAGTAATGGGTGATTTGATGAATACAGAGTATAGTAATTGGAAATTTTACACAGAAGACGGTTCTGAAAAGTATGTAAATGTAAGCGTTCAGAAATTCATAGAAATGTCTGAAATAATGAGAAAGCATACAACAGCCTCAATGGTTGCTGAAACTGCCCTGTCACACAGCCTAGAAAATAAAACGGCTGAGGAACTGAAAAAGTTTAATGCAGAAGCTGAATACAACAAACTTTTTGAAAACGAAATAAAGCAAAATTAGGAGGTATTTTATGCAGCTTGAAAGAGATAAGCTTTATATATCATTTCACAAGCCAAAAAGCCTGATTGGATTTCTAATATCACTAAGGACATTAGGGAAATATAGCCATTGCGAATTTATCTATAACGACTATGTGTATCTCAGCAATCCAGGAGGGGTACGGATAAAGCCTTTTGTCTATAAAGGAAATATGGACATTTTTGAACTGGATAGCCATATTGAAATTCCAATTGTGCTGGAAGAGTTTAAAAAGTTAAAAGGCAAGGGCTATGATTATGGTGCAATATTCTTTAGCCAGTTGTTGGAACTGGGAATTGAGCATAAGGATAAATATTTTTGTTCAGAATTGTGCATACATCTAATTAACAAGGG